CTCTTGTACTAATTCTTGTAGAATGTTTTTTACACCAAAAGCCAGGTTTTTGTTGCCGGTTAAAGGTCCTATCTGAACACTATTAACAACTTTTTCAACAAAAACTGGCTCTGTATTTTGTGCCATACCCATAATAGGTAATAGCACCAACAATATTGATGTAATTAGTCTCATAATTTCTCCCATAAATAAATATAGGAGAAATCATAAAACGATATTAAATTTTAAGTTTTAAGGAAGTGATTTCCTTTTCGGATGTTCCGTATTTTTGGCAAAGGTTTAGTATTTCACCCTTCCCATTTTTGGTAGAATATAAAATATCCAAATATTCTTCGGCTTGCAATGTAGATACCTGATTATCTTTTGCTACTAATTCAATTAACCATTTTTCATAATCAGCAGATTTCTTACCCTTCATATATTTTAGATAATATTTTTTCTTTGGTATTACATCTATCATAACTTTGTAGAATTGTTCAGCCTCTAATGTTTCAACCAATGGTTGTATTTCAGCCAAAAATTCTACAAATTCATAATTCATTGATAAGTAACGGAAGATAAGATAATTAGTCCAAGTCTTTTTATCTTCTACCGATATTGTATTAAAATAATTAGGGTATTGCTTCTCCGTTACTGCCGATATGTGGTCAAATAAGCCCAAGCGGATTTTTTCCTTCGCCATTTTCTTTTGGTTTTCTTAATTCAGGTTGTAACAACTCTTCTAATGGTTCTCCACATTCTACACATAAATAGATTTCAAATGGGATAATCTCATCCGATGCTGCTCCTGTGAGTAACTTACTCATCTTTTTAAACTTATACCCAATTGCAAAAGTATCACCTCCACAATTCCCACAAGCCATATCCTTTGCTTGTGATATATTTGGTTTTCCTAAATTACCACCTATCATCGTATCACCATTAAAACTTCTTGCTCTCGCAATAAAATATAATCTTTACCAGCCAATTTAATAGTTTGTGTATCGTAACTATTATGTGGTAGTAATACTTTATTACCAACCTCCAATGTCATAGGGATACGAGTTCCGTTTTGTGTAAATACACCAGGCCCTACTGATATTACTTTACCCAATTTGTTTTCACCATATTGTGCGGTTTCTGGTAGGATAATACCACCTACTGTTTTTTCCTGCTTTTCAATCTCAATTAAAACTCTATCACCGATAGGCTTTGCTGTTTCTGTGTTTTCCATAATTTATTTTTTAATAATTCCAATTATACCTATAACTCCTGCCATAAAGCAGATTTCTTTATCTACTACCATAGAATCTCTATATTGAGCTTCTGCTAATGATAGAATCACACTAGCCGTATTACCAGCTGCATAATCATCTACCTTTTCATACAAATATGCATATAACTCCGTAAAATCATTTAATCTGTTATCCAATACCAATTGTCTAATATTTAAATATGTATTACGTTTATCATCACTAGCTTTTAAATAATCAACTAATTTGGATTTAACATCCGATTGAATTAAAGTTTGAGTATCAATTTTTAATTCACCTTTCGATGATTGTAGTTGGCAAGTATTTATAACCCTACGAATATCAGGATAATACTGATTGATAATTTCTGCCAAATTTTTAATATCAAACGTAATGCCCTCTTTGGTTAATACATTACTAACATGAACTGCAACATCCTTCTTTGATGGTGGGATTACTGCAAATGTTTGACATCTAGAAATAATTGGTTCAATAATCTTTTCGTGGTAGTTACACGTTAAGATAAAACGACAATGTGCACTAAACGTTTCCATTACATTACGAAGAATCGCCTGGCCATTTGGTGTTAAATAATCCGCCTCATCTAAAATAATAATCTTATAACCACCAAAACCAACACCACTTGCAAAGTTTTTAATTTTAACACGTAGAGTTTCTACACCATTTTCATCCGATGCGTTGATAATCATAAAGTCACATTTAATTGTGTTTGCTATGATTTTGGCTAATGTAGTTTTACCAGTACCAGCTTTACCATAAAGTAATAGATGTGGAATATCATTTCTTTCTAAATAACCCTCTACCTTTTCTTTTAATAAATCATTACCAATATATTCATTCAATACCTTTGGACGATATTTTTCAACCCATAAACTATGAGTGGATTCTACATTATTTACTTTTTCTGTTTCAAAAAATGCCATTATATTTTATTGTTTATCTGTTAGTTTATTATGCAATAGTTGTAACATAACATCATTGTTTTTTGATAACTCACCACAACGATTTATAGCCATAACCTCTCTTTCTTGTCTGAACTCTTCATTATCCAATAACTTATCCAACATCTCAAATAAATCTTTTTTGAATTTGAAGAACATACCATCAGGCTCAATTTCTCTATAACAATCTGATTCCTGATATATCATTGGTGTACCATTCATCATACAATCCGTAGCTGCTACACTCCACCCATAATTGGTTTGTCTCATTTGGATACCAACTAAACATCTTTGTAATCTATTATAGTATTCGTGCTTTGGTACTTTTGTATTATCAATCCAACTATGTTCGGGTGTACCATCTAATTGAGGCACCCATACATTGAAATCTTGTCTTTGTCCTCTATACTCTTCCATTAGTTTAATGAAAGTTGGATACCCTTTATAAGCTGCTGCTCTGTGATTGAATACAATAGTTTTGGTTTTTTCTGTGGATGGTGTTAGAATTATTTTAGTATTATCTATACCAAGATTCCATACTGTAAGAATTTTATCCAAATTACCTACAAACCCATCACTATACCAAGCACTAGCTTCTTCCAATACCCTATTCTTTTGGTCTTGTGTATTTAAGAAGCAAGTATCCATTTGAGATACACCTAATAATTCTATGGGCATCCATCTCCATTTGTTCTTTCTATCCTCTGCGTTGCACGATTTCATTTCCCACCAATGTGCGTAACCAATGATTTTAGTATCAAATGAGTTTTTGTATCTACCCACTTGCGGCCAATCTGGTAAATGGGAATAAATTACATCGTATTCAACATTCTCCAACACTTTATTCATATCAGGTGGATATGTACGCATCTTTATCATATCACCAGAGAATGGTAGTATATGCTGCTTAACATTTAATAAGTTAAGCTTTTGTACGGGTTTAGGTAATATGATATTCCAAAAGTATTCTCCATAGTTTTCTAACCCCTTAATGTGATTGTAAATTACATCCACAAAAGAGTCTTTTTCTATATTGCTGGAGTTAGTGATATTTGGTATCACCAATACCTTTCTAGCTTTATTACTTATTTGTCCTTCCCAAAATTGCATCTTACCTTCCTACCTCTGATAAATAAAGTTCTTTCATTTTCTCCCAACTAATACCAATTGCATCTACATAAAATAGAACCTCTGGCTTAATCTTACCCTCATCGTATAATTTAATGTAACGATTTTTGGCTTTCTTTTTCCACCAATCCATTGTGTATTGAATACCATTCTTAAACTTATCCTTCAATACCAATTCCTCTTCGGTAATTTTATCACATAGAAACTCATGACCATTCTCATACATTTGTGCAAAATACACACCTCTTTGGAATCCGTGGTCATAAGCATCTGATTTAATTCCCAACTCTTTATAGATTGATTGAATAATCTTTTGCTTAATACCACTTACAGGTCCATTCTTTTCATAACCCATACTAGCACCATTCCTTTCACGTTCTTGTGTGATATTTTTACTATACCATTCTGAACGATTTTCTTTAATCCATTGATGCCAAGGGTCATAAACCGAATCATCTGGCTTTGTAGAAATTTTACCTTTAGATTCGCCTAATGTTTTGAAATGTGGGATACCATTATATTGTGAGTGAATACCATACAGGGATGTTGTACCTATACCAACTAATGGATTACTATACTTGCGTTTCCAATAATCCCGTATCTCCGGTGCGGTTGCTAATGCTGCGATTAGTTTACCACCCAAAAAATTGTAACCAAATGGTTGTGTTGATACGATGGTAGTTGCAATAGCAGTACAATTCAATTTACCCTTCTTAAACTTATCATCTTTACTCCAACCGATATATGCATCTCTAACTCCCAAAGATGTAATATCAGAACCTAAACAAATCTGCCCTAATATCTTACCACTCGTTCTATCTTTGGCGTAAATCTTAACATTACGACCTGGGTTAGCTGAAAACTCCATCGTATGGATAAGTCTACGAATATCCGTCCATCGAGTTGATTGCTTTGGGTCATCTTCAACAATTTCCACATAAGGGTCTAACTCATCTAATTCTTTCAGAGTTAGCTCCTTATTGTATATATCAGTTGGTCTCCACAACACATCGTAGTATTGACCTAAATATGATTTTTTAGGAAACGTTGTCTTTAAGTCCGCATTCCATTCCATCCACTTTTTGTATAGTGTTTGTTCTTCAACGGACATTTCTTTAAGATAATCCAAGTTCTCAATGAACTTACGTTTCATCTCATCGTAATTAAAAACCTCCTTTGGTTCTTCGGTATCCCAAAATTTCATATATGTAATTTATTATGCTCCAGCTTGAACTTCAACTAAATAGTATTTTGATGTAAAGTCATCAATTTGGAATGCAACGTGTGCTAATCCTTGTGTTGAAATTTGTAATTTAGCTGAATTTGCATCTTTGTTTGCTACCAATACCTCTTTAAGATATTTAGCGGAAAATGAAATTGCTTTAACTTCTGCACCATACGATGAATGTACAGTGTATGTAATTCGGTTAGAGTTTACATTTGAGTAACCCAACACCAAATTTAAATCACCCTTCTCTGTAAGAATTGTAAATGTATCTACATCCGATAATGCGTTTTTACCTTTGATAAAACGGTCAATGAATGCATTATCTAATTCAATTTGAATATCAAAATCAGGCAATGATTTCAAATCAGGTACCGCTGGAATAACTGCTAATTCAGCCAACTGATAGTTTACCTTTGTCTTGTCACTTTTGATGTTTAATGAAATACTCTTTTCTTCCATCTTACCAACCTCCAATTCAATATCATCACCCATTACAGATAACATACGATTTAGATTTGATGTAGTGTAAACACCCAACTCTGCGGTATCAAATGTGAAATTTGCTAATTCAACCTCACCTAATAAAGTTTTATCATCGGAAATAAACTTTGTAGTTAATGTACTACCATCTGTTTTCCAAGCAACACTTTCAATAAGTCCAGCCAAGTTGTACTTTTGAATGAAACGATTTAATCTTACTTTGTTCATAATTTATTGTTTTAATTTTTACAAATATACGGAAATTTAATTTAGAATCCAAAAAATTGTGAGAGTTTTTTTTCTGCGTGGTTTACCTTCTCCCATTTCAATGCTCTATAAAAGTCATTCATCTTATTCTCCAACTCTGCTTCGAAAATTCTATCTACATCAATGTATTTTTTAACAAAATCCATAATTTCATCCGGGTCATTATAGTTCTTAAATGCTACCGTATCTAATCCAAATGGATTTTGTTTTAAATATACCCACTTAATCTTATCACCATCTCTAATTGGTTCATACATAAATGCACAATTGTAGTGTTTGAGTAATCGATTATATGTGATTGCTGCTTTAACGTGTGCAGGTGTTCCTTTTTCAAATGAACCAATACGTTTATCTAAAGTTTTGGTATCATATTTACTAATCTCTTTTACTGCTCCACCCTTTGCTATAACTGATACATCCAATCCAGATAAACTTAATTTAAACTCTCTTAATTCTTTATCAACATCTTCATTCGTTTTACCCGTAAGAATATCACGAAGAATACCACTCATAAAGTCTTGAAATGCTTTTGGGAATGATGAACGAACTACATCTAACCCCTTTACATCAAGTTTATCACATGGAATACCATTCTTTAAAATCATCCATTGTGCATATCGTTTCTTTGCTACCCAAAATCCTGCTTTAGAAATGTATTCCTTTTTAATTTCAAATCTGTGCTTATCCTTTGATATAAAGAAGAACCTTTCGGCTAATATATCATAGAACTTATTAAGAAATAGTTGTGTTTCTTCTGCAATATCGTTTACTACCGAAGCCATTCGTTTCTCATCAAATGTTTTATACTCCGGAAACCTATGTTTTACCAAAGGTTCTGCCAGCATATAGATTGAGTCTGTATCTATATACACGTTGTAATCTTCTTTAGTACCTAATTCCTTTTGGTACTTAATGTTTGCCATCTCTGCCGTTTTCTTAATAACAGTTTGACCCGTAATCGTAACTGCCTCTGCATTATCAATATCGTAAAACCGAAAGGCAGGAAGACCAAGAACACCATACATAGAGTTAAGAAGAATCTTCTGAACCAACTGCCTTTTAGCATAAAATTCATATTTCTCCGTATCACCCGCTTCACCATATTGCTTTTCTAATTTTCTAAATTCAACCCTTTGTTTAAACCAAGTATCCAAAATATCTGCAATAAGTCCAGGTTTACTCTGGTCATACAGAACCCCATTGGCGGCTACACCCAATCCGTGCTCTTTAATCATTTGTTGTACTTCATTCTTACTATAAGTTTCAGTACTTCCAGCTGATGTTACATCGTATGTTTTATCCGTACCTCTAATCCACTCTTCTGCATCCCAATTTTCAATCTTACCCATTTTTGTTTCAGGTGAGATGTTTAGGGTCATAATGATTGATGGATATAGAGATGTTAAGTCCAAGTCATAAATCCAATCATACTTACCAACGATAGGTTCTTTTACATATGCTCCAATGAACTTCTCTTGATTATTATCATTGATTTCCTGCATCCTTTCTCTTCTATCCGCAGGTTTGTTAGGTGCTACTAAATTCTTTTGTTTAAGGTAGTTCAAACAAGCACCTTCCAAATACTTTGATGAATACACAAAATCCTCATACGGAACGTGTCCCGCATGGCAGATTGCTCTACATAGTTCAATGAATTGTAGTTTCTTTTCTAAACCAACCACTAACTCAACGTCTACTATGTTGTAATCAATGTATTTGTTTATATCTTCTCTGAATAAATCATCCAAATTACCTTTGTATTCTAACTTACCTTTACCCAACTCTTTGGTTGCAATATAGTTTAAGGTATAAGATGGTTCTAATGTATATGTGTATGTCTTATATAAGTGAATATAATCCAATGCACTTACCCCAGCAAAACTCCAACGATTTCTGTATGGTGAATAGAAACACTCACCAATTGGTGAAAGACGAGTTGCGTTACTTCTACCCAATACGTTTGTAATACGATTGAATAAATACGGAACGTCAAATGAGTCAATGTTCCAACCTGTGATAATTGATGGGTGTATTTCTTCGTAGATTGTTAAGAATGCTCTCAACAAATCTCTTTCATTACTATAAGATTTAACAATTCTGTTTCCAGTTGTAGTGTTTTTAACTTTATCATCCTTATCCAAAACCAAAGCATAATACACATCTGTTGCACTATCATGTAGTGCAATTGCTGTAATTTCATTCTTTGCTTTTTGGGTATCCGGTAGTCCTGATAACATTTCTACCTCAATATCGAATGTCATTATAACGTGTCCAACCGATGGAATATCGCTTGAATTATATAAATCTACCAATATACGAGTTGTTTCGGGTACATCCGATTCGAATAGATTTGGGTCATCCTTTGTAAACTCATACGTTTTGGAAACTTTAACCCCACTCAACGATGTTGCATCCCCAAATGGGTCAGCTCTCCAAGCATATGGTTTGAAATCTAAAACGTGATAGCCCGTAAGGTCATCCCACAAATGTACTTTGTTTTTGCCCTTTTGATAAAATATATTTTGATACAACTTATTATTGGTTTAATTTTTACAAAGATACGAAATATAAACCAAAAGAACAAATAGTTTAGTACATTTTTACCAAACTATCTGCCGCATATGTTACTGCTGCATTTGTTCCTTTGTGTCTACATTTGTAACCCATTCCTTCTACCATTCCTACTGCTTGACGGAACACTTCATTTGATTTGAATTGTGGGTCTGGGTTTAAATCTACGTCAATATATGTTGCCTTTGGTAATCCCGCTTCTCTTAAATACTCTGCTACCTCAATAGAAGACCATACTTCATGTATCAAACGATTACCTGAATAGTTCTCTCTATTAGTGTTCCAACGAGTGAAAAGTAAGTGAGCTCCTTTGCCGGGAGTGTAAAGTGCAATTACAATTGCATAGATTGTTTTTGTTTTGAATACTTGTGAATCACATCCAATGAGTATTTCAATACCATCGTTATTAGATAGGTATTCAGATATATATGTTACTAATTCTACTTTTTTTCTGTCAATTAATCTTCTGAATACCTTTTCCATATCCTTACCTTATTTTAAATTTGTGTTTACTACCATCGCTTTTACTATAAATGACATATAATGGTGAAACTTCAAATTGCATCTGCATAAACTTATTTGTATATTGTTGCCACTTACCTTTCTTTAAGTAAGCAACAGTCATATGTGGGTGATACTCTGGATAATCGTTTGAATGTGGTAGTTTCTTTAAGAGTTCGTTTGCTCTTTCCAATCCTTCACCACTAGCATCAAACTTTAAGACATCGTAATCAGGGTTGCCTTCGAAAATAGATGGGTTTGTTAGTTTAATATCACCAAACGGAACTTGGTTGATAATTTGTGATACTACACCATCTGGTACATTTGTATGTAGACCATATAGTAATGTAACGTGTGGTTCTGTTTCTAAACCATAGTGACCATTCTCATCATCATATACATCAACATTACTAATTGTACTTGTCAATATAGA